TTTGCCTTCATCAGTTATCATTTCAATCAGCTTATCTATATTCTCTTTAATTAGATCAAGCATAAAAGAAATGAACTGAACCATACTTTCATCACTTTCCTCAGGATTGGTTTTAAAGAAGGCATTAATAGCTTGAGTGATGAGCTCTGTTAGACTTAACTGATCTGCGAGCGAAAGAGGATAAATGGAGATCTTCCGCAAGGTCCGCTTGCCAATGTTGACCATGCGGACCTGCGGATTGAGTTTGCTACTGTCTATTGAATCTGGCATTTGTGGTCCCTCCTAAACTGCTATTAAGCAGTGGTTGTGGTTGTACTGGTTGTGGTGAAGCCGGTACCGCTATCCCAGACAATGCGTCCAAGAGGAGCACTATCCCATACAGCATTTCCACCACTAATCCCACTGTCCGAACGTTTCGCCTCAAAAGAGAGGCCTACGGCGGCGGGTTCTTCAGGCGCAAATTCCATCTCGATGGATGCAACAGCCTGAGCTCTTGGAAACACAAAGGTCATCGTGTTAGTGCCATCAGGAAAGGTATAAAGAGCTTCCATCCTAATGTACACTGGGGTTGTGATGTTACCCAGTGGCACGGTGCCACTATGTACATCAGTATAACTTGAAGGATCAAGACCATAAGCAAGTGCCATGTTCTTGGGCGTGATTTCCCTAAAGCCACATTCCATCATTGCCGATTCCCTCAAGGGGAATGTAGCATCCTCAAGCATCGGGTAACCTGACTCCAACTTATAAAACTCCAAGTTACCCGTATACGAGGTATTGGCCATAGCACCCAGACTATGCCCAGATCCAAGACAGGGGTTGTAATTGGCAATATTAGCCGCCGACGCCCCAACTCTGATCTGTGCCAGACCAAGTGCTATAGTAGTACTGTCTTTGGTCAAAGGACCATACCGGTTAACAGCCATAAATTACCTCCTTACTTTAAGTGTTATTGGTTTCTGTTTTTGCCAGACTTTCTTCTGCCCCTTCGGGCTGATTGGTGAACTCACGGTTAGGCCAAAAGTTGAAAGTGTTCCAATATCCACATTCCAAGTATGACCCATCCCCTAATTTTGTTCTCCTAAAACATCGCATTTTAATATTACCTAAAATAAGCATTTGAACAGGTGGATTATGAACCTTATTCTTATCTCTACCAAATACAAACTTCCACAATCCATTAGGTAGTCTTTCTATCAATCTCTTGTTGCACTTACCACAATGAAAGAATCGCTTTGACATATCATACCTTTGCTGGAGCCCGTAATCGCACAGTTAGTATCTTATATTTGGTTTCATCCGGACCTTCCATCGGAATAGATTCAATTACTTCGGTTACCAAGAGTGCTCCGATTACTTCCCAATTTGCAAGCACTGGAGCACTTTTATAAAAGGTTATACGTTTCATATTATCTGATTGAGTGCTGTCAGGATCAACCGACAGTCCCTCCACAATAGTGTCTCGGAGTTGGGCTAATTTAAAACCCTCATTGTCTTGACGGGTGCAACAATAGATCTGCAATAATATATCAGACAGGACGGCTATTTCGGACACATGCACAAGTACATTTATCCATTTATGCACTACACGACCCTGTAGGTCAGGAGCAGATAGTGCCTTGTCAAAGGTCTTATTAACACTGGGAAAGGTGTCCACAAAGAACCTCTTTACACTATCTTTGATATTAGCTTCTCTTGCTGTTGCGTCTAAAGTCATGTCAAAATACACTCCTTAGCTTACTATGTTCTAAAAAACAGTCGTGTTTATTTGCTGAATTCACGACGAACTTCTTTTCTTGCTTGTCAGACTATGCTTTAAACTTATCCGTCATTTTTAAAACGTCTGAAGCAACAGGTAAGAAAATGCTCTCCAGAAAGGATCTCTCCGGATAATCTTCCATTACCTTGTTATAAATAGGCATGCTTTTCTTGATGTACTCTTCGAGCATTTTAAGCTCGCTCAATGGCATTTCAAAATTAACATGAACATCTTTTGGGTACACATCAATTACCTTCATTGAGCTTCCTTAACCTTTCTTCAGCCCTCTTCCTCTCCTCAACGGCTCTATTATATTTCCTACGGAGAGACTGATTGTTAGGATTTTGATCACATAGGGTTTCGAGTTGCAATTCTATTCTTAACCAATATTGAACATCCTGTTGTGCTCTATATATAAGATTAGTTTGCTGGACCTGATTCATAGTTTCATACACCTCTGCAATCTCAAACTTATGAATCTCCCTCGGCACATATCGTTCATCTATCCCCCAAATAGAAGCTACCAATGCCAGTATTGTTCCTAATCCTATAACAGCCGACCATGCAACTTGTTTAACAGATGGTTTATTCATCACGTCACCTTTACCACCATCGCAAGCAGTTCCTCTTCGGTATATTCACGTCCTTTAGCTCTCAGTTCCAACACTTTTACCACTTCTGCAATTTCCTTCCTCTTTCTCTTTATATGAACCTTACCAAAGAGTTTGTTTTTATAATGATAATTAAGCTCTAACAATTGGGACATCAGTGTCCAATAAACGAATATATACTTATAGAGAATCTGCTTTGGGTCTTTCTTTTCCGTATATACCCTTAATTGTCTATTCATATCAGCAGACCACATTCCCCACTCCATATCCATCCTTGACAGTCTCTTCGCCCTTGCCTCTCTAAACTTCTTATCGATTGCCTCGCGGAACTCTTCTGGTTCTTTCATTGTTTCTTCCTTCTTGGATAGATTCTTATGATAATATCCTTATCTTTAAGTTCTGGAGCTATTTCAAATTTCATTATAATAACTTTAGGCTTAGGAGGTGGCTTAGGAGGACAAGCAATCAAAAATAAAGTGGCAAATATAATGATTATTAATTTCATCTCCATGCCGCCATCATCTTACCTATAGTAAAATTAGCAAGTTTAGGCCAACCCTCATCCTTAAATTCCTCAAGAGTAGGTCTAAAGAGTGGTCTTTCTGGCTGATTATTCCTACCATATTCTGTCCAGTATCCATACTCTGCTACACTAATAGGAGTACCGGGTTTATCCCCAAACCATGACATACGAGGTGCCATAGCACCTTCAGGGATGCCGCCAAACCATCCTTTTTCCACCTTAAAAGCAGTTAGAGACTTCTGCAATATACCACTCATTACCCAAAATCCTTTATCTACTCCAAATGCAAATATCTTCCACTCTCTATATCGTTGGTTTAATGGTGCCCATTGACCTGCAAACTTCTGGCTGGTTATATTAGCACTAACACGAGTAAAGTAATCAATTGCGGAACGCATAGGTAAATCATTCTGCTCTATAATTACCTTCCTACGTATACGATTCAGCGCGGTTAAATATCTACGATAGCTACTCGGTTCCCACGTTGCTCTTATCACTTTCTTGTATCCTTTTCCAAGCTATGTAATTAGCCTTCTTTAGCTCTTTTGATACAACTAAATAAGCTGAATACAATTTGTGCAATAACTCTCCAGTTTCACATATACCTTTACATCTTTTAGCCAGAAGCTCGATTCTAAATAAATCCTCGTCCGACAATAGTATATTCATATAATTTCCCTTGGATCAATCTCAAATCTCTCCCCCTCGGGTAACCCGGTCTTACGATTCACCACAATAAAAGGATGGAAACATACTGGACATACAACTTGACGGGTATCTTCTTCATCGTAATTATCCAAAATGTAAACCTCTGCTCCACATCTTGGACACCCGTTCTTTACTTTTGACATCAGCATTACCTCCAATGCTAATAAATTTGAACTCGAATGTGAATCTCTAAGCTGTAGTTGTGGTTGTGGTGGAAGAAGTAGATGTACTGGTTGTTGTGGTAGGCCTTGTATCATTAGAAACATCTACAACATCCATCCCTTCAAATCTCCTTTTCTTTATTGCATCTACTCTGAAATACTCTCCAGAGCTTAATAAAAATCTATCAAGTACTTGAACATTATAATTAGTCGGAACAAACGCCTCATGCACCTGTAATCCGATTAGTCCAAGCTGTTCGTCTGTCTCCAGGTCAATACCAAATAGAGGGGCAGTAATGAGTATTGGTTTATTGGTTTCAACAGGAGTCCAAGTGGTCTTCATTAGGTATGTATCTGGGTCTCTGGCCTCACTTGGACGATAAATAGTCACCGTTTCGTTTGTTTTATACAACACAGCCAAATAGGAGATGATTGTGTTCTCAAACATCTCTGGCGTTAAATTCATTATGAAGTAATCTGCTAAGGTAGTGGTAAATTGAATTATGTCCCCAGCTACTGCTTGGGAATCGTAGGTGAGTTGTGCTTCTAAAAAGAATTCTCTAATGAACGGTTTTGTAACTTGAGCGTTGGACTCATAATCAAGGTAGTTCCCTGTAATATTGCCAGCATCACGGACAATAGTATATTTGGTTCCGACCTCTACGATCGCTTCCTTGATGTCGGGTCCTATCGTCATATTTAATCATTCTCTTTCGGACTATGATCCACCTCTGCTACACTATCATATGTTATATCTTTACCAGTTTGCCCTTCATAGGCAAACCCAGCGTCAATTTTGGTACCAAAGGCGTGGAATGCTTCCACATCACCAAATAAGTCTGGACGATCTTCCTGAAATGCAACGAACTCTTCATCCATCGCCTTAATGGCTTCTTTGTAGTGTTCCCATCTCTGCTGTAAATTGATTTGTTTATACTTAAATTTGTGAGCAGATTCGGTGTAAAGATAAAAGAAGAGATGCCGTTTAGACCTTTTTTTAAGCCACAGAACCTTAAGGGAGTCATCCTGAGGCAAAGCCCATCCCGTTTCAGCTTGTGCATCGCTAACGGCATTACTATAATCGTCAGCTTCAAGATAGGTGTCAAGGTTTTTAACCTCTAAAGTGATCTTTTCTATTAACTCAGATTCTGTGGTCATCTCTTAATCACCCTTGGTTTAAATTCATGACCATATAAGCCATAAGGATGATCCTTATCACTTACTGGCCCGTAATCAACTTCAACAGTATCTAATCCAAGATCGATTTCTTGTTGGATATCTGGGGGAAGGGGCGGCTCAAGAACCGTCCCCTCCTCCCAGGTTTGCTTACCAGCTTTTAGAGTCTTCTTAATGATTACCTTTTTGATAGTCATTTTGATTGCCTCCTCAATTCCGCCATTAAGGCGTGGTTGTGGTTGTGCTCGAGGAGCTCGTGGTTGTCGTGGTTGTTGTTGAGGTTGCAGCCAGACCAGCCGACTGTGCAACGGTCAGAACATAAACAGCGTCCCGTTGATACAGAACCGGCAGACCCTTATCCTGCACTCTGATCCACGTCACTTCAGGATCCCAATCTGTGTTGGTATCCGTAAATTGACCGAAATGTCTTGCAACTCCAAAAGGAGCCTCTTTGTATTCCGCGATCTGCTGACCATCAACTCTGGTAGACATCATAACGAACGTATTGTCCGGCACGAACTTCTGTCCCATAGTCACATAGTCATCCATCGCTTTGTACGAGCTTGTGAACGGGTATGCAATCTGCACCGTTCCAGCCTCAATGTCAATACCCACAATATAACGCTCTTCCCAGGTATTTTCACTACGATCCCAGATCCGCAGAGTTCCGCCAACTACAAAGTCCTCATTGGCATCAACGGAAATATGGGTTGTGGCACCAGCGGTAACTGCTGCCGTCAGCCAGGCCTTAATTTCATACTGCTCATCATAAACAACAAAGCGCGGAATATCAAGCAAGGAACCCAGAATCTGGGGGTTGACACCAACAATGTCGTGAACGTTTGCGGCAATATTGCCATAAAGCTCACCAGTACCAAAATCACTTCTTCGCAGAAGGTTGGTAATGTTAGTGTCGTTGGCCAGCAACTTCAGCGTTGAGGAGTTGAACAATGCGATGTCTACCTTCCCACCGCACTCATCAGAGATTCGTTGCTTGCCGTCCTGGATGTCGCTGATAACATTCCGACTTGCACCTGTTCCCCAGTAGTAAGAGGAGGTCAGCGCAACACGGTTTGCGGTTGGGATACCATAATCAATACCGACTTTGTATCCACCCGTTACATCATAGGTGAAGCCGTTACCGAACAGCATCTGGGCAAACATCCATTCCTTTCGTCTATTGCTCCTGTTCTTAAGGTTAGCCAATTCCTTCGCCAGCTTTTGCTCAGCCGACATACGGGTAGATTCCGTGCCAGGTTGACGTAGATGGTTCAAAAACTCTTCATCAAACGGCATTTTCTCTTTCCAGTATGCAGCCTCTGCTCTATGCTGACTTATCCCGTGAGGAGCTGTCTGGGGCGCAGGGGCACCAGGCGGAACGAATGGGGTCATACCCCTTCCACCTCTGTGACTCTCCCATTCTATGCTACTTGTCGGAGATTGGCTGGATCCAAAAATGTTCATGAGAATCAATTCCGGAGGAGTAACAAATATCTCCATGTAATTCTGAAGAACCTCCAGTCTCAATTCCGGTATATCACTTTGACCACGTGGCATAAGATTTCACCTCCTTACATCGTGGATTTTAACGGATGTATGTGAACTGACCAAAGCTCGCAGAGCTTATGTCAGCAATAGCAGCCGCATCTAAATTAGTAAGAGCACCCGTGTAAAGGACACAATTACCAAGAATCAGAGTTGCAACCGCACCCTTAGCCGTGACGCCAATCCCAGTGTCAACAGACTTCTCCAAAATACCAACACAGTCGGAATAGTTATTGGCACTAATACCAGCCTCAATCGCAATATAAGCATAACGGGCGGTTGTAAAAGCGGTACCTCCAATTGCCACCGTGAAAGTAATCTTTGCACGATGGGTCTCAGAAGTCCGGTCGATTGCCGTAACTGCACCCAGGTTTTCAGCCGTGGTCGTATTGTCATTAATAACTACATCACAACCAACACGGAACTTATAGCTGTCCTCCATGTTGACATACACAAACTTATCAGTAGTTCCTGAATTAGCAACCAGATAAGCCCGTGCCGGCTCGACAGACGCCGGGAACGTGGTAGGAGCATAGGGCACAAGTTTTCCCTTTCCACCTGCGGCAGCGGCTGAAAGGTTCTTCGCCAGGGTACTCCCCTGTTCAATCAACCCGTAGCCGGGCATCAATGTAACGGGGACTCTCAAAGCCGCAAGGTGTTCAGAGTAGTATAGACGTTTGTAATCCTTCTGCACTCCGTGAAGTACATGAGGAATATCGCCACCTCTTGCAATATCTACCATATAGTTTCACCTCCTATCAAAATAGGCTTCAAAGGGTTAAAGGGTTATTGGGATTGAGACTGAGAATCTTCCGGCTTTTGGCCGACGTGACCCAGGAGTTTGTTAGCAATGGCCTTATTCTCTTCAGCCAGCTCCGTATCCTCAGTGGTGGTATTACCCTCCACTTCCTTCGAGGAAAAGCCATTTCCGAGAACTGTTTCGGTCATACCACGTTCCTCCCAGTCCTGAATCTCAGCATCGATGGCCTTCCCGAATTCTTCAACGTCAAACTTGCCATCTTCAACGAACTTGCTAAAGGGCACATGACGTTGAATTTTATCGTAGAACCGTTCGGGAAGTTTGCTGGCCGACAACTTCTCCACCCAGATTTTACCTGCTCTGGCTTTAAGCTCGTTTTCGGATCGGATCGTATCTTTCTTCTCCAATTCAAGAACTTTCCCGCTCATCGCCTCGTTGTCAACTTTAAGAGCTTCCAACTGAGTGGTCAAGGCCGTTTTCTCTTTCGTGAACTCAGCCTCGGCTGCTTCCTTGCCCAGCTTCAACACTGCATCATAAAGATCGGCATGTTCTTTTTTCAGTTCTTCTAAATCCATACTCTTGCTCACCTCCTCTCTTCTTTTAAGTTTAGGCCTATTGTCATCGCTAAGGTTTCCCTCAACGTTGATCACTTTTTCCTCATATTGAAGATCCACAAGTTCCTTACTATAAGCAGTGGCTTTGGTCTTACTGTCCCAACCAAACACACACACCGACATCTCCCTAAATTTACATGCTCGAAAGATACTGTGAGGACCTTTAACTTTAAATCCATTCACTTCAGCCTCGGTGCCCTCTTCAAGTCGCTCCACCTTTGTTGGTCTCACAGACATACTCGACTGATAGGGAAACCCTTGCTGCGACAGCTTGATAAACTCCTTCGCCGCCTCAGTGTCAACGAACTCTGCATTGGGGTTAGCCAACAATTGATGATCTTCCGTGACCACAGGTTTACCCATAAAAGCAACCTTACGGTCGGTGTCATGGTTTTCAAGGACAGCATATTTCGAGTCTACGAATTGAAAGCCTCCCGTGTCTATGGTAAGATCTCCCCAATACCAATGACCTTTGATGGTTTTGCCACTATAAGCAACCATGTTAAGTTTAGGTGGTTTGCTGTCATCGTCCTTAAGATCAACAAACGCCTGGCAATCATGACCCTCATCAACGAACCTTAGTGCTCCTTTCGGTACTTGTTTGTCTTCCATGGTAAACTCCTTGTTAAATTTGCTGTTGGCTATTCTTATAGCTTTTCCCTCACAATTCTTGCCTCCCTTCGATTGACAGTCCTTAAGGACCCCATTAGCTATACTAACCCACTTCTTCTTTTGAGCAGGTGTTAAACCTTTCTTATGACGATCAACGTCTTTCACCGTCCAAGGCATTTTATATCTCTTTTACGTAAGGATCACAATACTCAACACTTCCACCCCTTGAAGCAACAGGGCGTATCTTTATAAAAGCATTATTCTTAATAGCATTGGCAACGGTCTTTGTCTTGCTACCTCCTCCTGAGGCTCCAATAGACAGACCACTTCCTATATAAATCTCAACGTGAATGATTTTCTTATCTGATCGGTCATACCAAAAAACAAGATCTCCAGGCTTAGATTCTGAAACAACAACGAACTTATTGGCTAACATATTTGCCGTCCAATCCCCACTCCGAGGCAACACACCAACAGACTTCAAACATTCTACGGCAAGACCAGAACAGTCAAAACCACTGGGATCATCACCACCCCAAATATAGAAAGTGCCAAGATAAGACATAGCAATTCGTTGAACCAGCTTTCTCAGTATCCTTTCGTTCATTATTTAGTCCCTCCTGTAGGTTTAGGCGTACTCCTTTTAGGTGGTCCACCACCACCTATTTGATTTTCCTGTGTAGCTTCGGCGTCTACATTGTAATCAAGCTCAGGATACTCTTCATCTTCAGTTGCCTTGCGGAGCCTTGCAGAACGATAATCCCCAATTCCCAACTTCGCCGCTATGTCTGCATTGGGCACCCCAAGTTGCTCAGCCAATGGACCATGTTTGACACCGAGCAGACCCTTAGCACGGCCTTCAAGGTCTACAACTTCACTGATTGGATATGAAATATTGATTAAATGTTCAGGTTTCTTGTTGACTTTCTTGAATTGTGGTTTCTTTTTTTCAAAATGGGTGGCTTGATTTACTCTGAAGAACTTTGGGAACCCTGTGACAACGGACTTGATATAAAATATACCTGCCCAAAAGTCAAACTTAAACCAGCGATCAAACAGCACTACCTCATCACTGACACGGTCTGACATAGGACCTCTACTGGCACGAATCGAAGCATAAGGACTGCGAGATTTGGAGGAAAGCACATCCTCTGGCTCATTCAGCCCAGAACCCACCATTTCAAGGATGTCTGTGTCTTGGTCTTTGATGGATGCGAGTACAGGATTTTTGCACTCGACATCCATCCCAGGGGGCAGCACCAGCGACGATCCAGGGGTCTTTTTAGCCATGATCCCCGTCTTACGACGGTCTTCATCGGACAGTGATAGCCACAGTTTGAAAGATTTAGGTTCAGTTATCTTGAATAACCACAAATAAGCCCCTGAGGACTTCTTATGGTCTATCTCATATTTCTTTAAGTTCTCGTAATGGTTAATCCATTCTAAGGTAGTTCGGAGGTAGGATATAGCCCTTTTAGTGACGAATCCCTTCTCTAAAACCACCATAAACTTGTTATATCCCTTGAATTTGCTAAATATGCGGGCACGAGACCTGCTTTTACCTTGAGCTTTAGGGTCGTACATCTCATCTTCCGCCGCTAAGGCTAACAATTCTGGATAGTAGGCACAATAAATGGAAGGTATCTGCTGAACATTATTACTGTTATAACGAACGTTATACATAAGAGGCATGGTGGGTTTTCGAGGATGAACAATGACACCACTCGCATCCCCAGATTTGCTCTGTATAACAGCAGGATCCACAAAATCTACCTCAATAAACCCATCCTTGTGACATGTTAAACAAAGGAAAAGCTCTCCTTCTATCAGGTGACGAATATAATATTTATAAAGGAAGTAATAAAGACGATTACGAGGATCATAATAGATTTCATCAATGGCTTGCTGTATTTCAGGAATACCACTGGTAATTCCAAAGCCCATCCCAGTTATTCGACCAGACAGACCTCTAACAGCGGTATTAATATGGGGATTTTGATGAGCTTTTTGGAAACATACCTGTTGAAGCCTTTTCCTTGCAGCAGCAGTATCTTCCTTCTCCCCTGCTACCTCTAAAGGAAACCCATCTTCATCTTTCCCTGTATAGCCCTCAGCCAGCGACTGCCAGGGCATAGAAAAAGAAATACGGGCTAAAACTTCATCTGGAATGTCTTGTATTACCTGTGCTATCTCATCCTGATTGAGCTGATTTGGCATAAATGGCCCATTGTTTGTCCTATGAGATGGGATTGCACGTTTAACCGTTGCCATATACGTGATACCTCTATCCAAGGTGAGTATAAAAGAACATTATATGATATAGCACAATGGAGCCGGGTTGTCAAACTATTTTTAACTTTCCACTAAAAAAGGCGGAGGTTATCTATAATCTCCCACATTTCCAGCAGCCTCTATAAAGGTTCCATGCCTTCACGGGCAACATTATAAAGCTCTTTAAATGCTTCCCTTTGCCTATCATAATTTGGAAAGATAGGTTCAAAAACGATGTCTCTGTCCTCACACCACTGTACCATGTCCCAGCTGCCATAGCGCTCGCTGCAAAAGGTGTCGATTCCATCATAATCCCCATCCATCTCATCCATTATACGTTTCACTATGTTAATATCCTGATTATCAATGGAAGCTATATAAATGAGCAGATATATGTATTTCATATCAGGTATCTCAATAGTTTCATGGAAAGGATTGCTACGACTTCCAATCAACCCCTTCAGCATAGCAGAGAAAATAGTCCTTGCCTGCCCCCTCATAGCGGTTGGATCTGCCATGTCAAGCCCAGTCAATAGTGCCCAATCTGTATCAAATACGTCACCAAGGAACTGTATGCTGTCCAGTGGAATGGGGGAATCAGAAAAAGGACCATCAAAATTGTACAGCGACTCTACCTTTTTAAAACGACTGTTAAAGACCGCTATCCTCTCATACTCTATAGCGGCTGCATCCACAAACCCTTTTCCATCTGTGTCTTCTGCTTGGGCTAACATCTTGTCTTTAGTGGCAATGGCGGTCTGAATCTCATCATGGTTCATAAACCCATCGTCTATACCTACATACCCCATCTCCTCTATAATGGCGTCCGTGAATACCCGAACGGTACCAGCCTCCCACAAATTCTGAAAGTATCGCTCAAACTCACCGAACGGGAACTTGATCTTGTAGTCATTGAGTTGGTCCGCATCCATGAGCGGGTTCCAATAGTCGTCTGGATCCCCGTTTCTTGAGGATCTATAGCTAAAGTAAGTATTCCGTAGAGTCCCAGCCTTGCATTCCTTAAATATATTGTAGAGTACATGGGTTTTATCCGATACCGTGCTGTCAATTAGCCCGAAGGCGTTAGGAATATTACGAATCGACCCGTCCAGCTGTACATAAAACCTGGGATTCTTCATGTCAAACATCTCGCTGAACGAGTAAGCGGTTATATTAGAAAGGATACCAGTAAATGTACCAACTGAGCGAATGATACAATCAATATTCTTATCTTTAGGATCGTCAGGATCTTCCTTTAGTCGTATTTCCTTTTCCTGTATATTTTTACCTCTTATGAGGCTCATCAAGGAAGGGCTGTGTTGAACAATATCCCGTATAATGTCATAATGAACGAACTTAACTTGGTCTCTACTATTTGCCCCCAACATTATTTTCTGCCGACTGAAGGCAATGAATTTCCAGAGCAGAATTAAGCACACAATCAACGACTTACCCTCTCCTCGCATCCAGCAGAAGACTATCTGACGGTAGATAAAAAATCCCTGCTCATCCATCGCCAAACATTCCCTTAATATATCCTTCTGTGCAGCCCACATAGAGGCGTACGAACGACCTGTCTTGGGGTTAGGCTCTACAGGAAGT